TCTGTGCGCGCTAGGCGATAGCCATTTTGGTATCGTTTTGTGCGTTTAATTTAACGGGCATTTCGCCCATTTTACTGGCATTGCGCCAAAGGAGTATAGCATGTCTGCTATATCATCAATCACCCTGACGGATAACGCCGGGGCTTCAAATAACAGAGTTTTCGACCCTGTCTCCACCTCCGGTGGTGTCGCACGGTGGACTTGTAAGGACAGCAATACTGCTGCCGGACGGCCCACCCTGCAACTTACGTTCGACGAACGTAAGCCTAACCGTGCAACCGATCGCGTGAAACTGTCTTTCAGCTACCCTCAAGAGGTACTGGTCGACGGTGTCTACGTGATCGAAAACACTGCACGGTTCACCGCGGATATTGTGGTGCCTTCTGGTTTGACTGACGCTGAGCGTGAGAAATTTGCATACCTCGTCATGCGTAGCATGGCTAGTACGCCGATTTTCAGCGCTTATAACCTTCTCGAGGCTGTCTACTAAAGACAACCAAGATAGGACGTCATCATGCGTCGACATTGTGATAAGGAAATCAAAAGACCTTATCAGCTTCGATTTTAAAGGATCGCATACTGCGCTCCTTATCTTAGCAGCAATGGTTGTAGTCTTTAAGGCGTTGCCTTAGCTACATTCACAATGCATGATAGTCAAAACAGTTCCCCTCTATTGCAGAGGGTAGGCTTACCATAAATTATCCTGGAGGTATTTATGCCGAATACTCCTTGTGAGTATCCTTCGAACCTTGCGTTCGAACTCGAAGTTGCTACCGATTTGGCTTTGCTGATCGATTCTCCGCGCGGGCTTACCGTCCTGCTCCTCATTCAATATGAGGAGTGGGAGCAGCTGCTCGCGTTGGATTTCGATCCTGCCAACTATGTCGACCGAGATAGCTTCGCCGATGATTATCTTATCAGCAAGCTTCTCACTAAATCTGTTAATATACCAACCGATATTGATAAGGCTGGTGTTGCCCTCGAGAAGTTCTTCGAAGGCGAACAGATTTGTCGCGAGACAAACGATCGGATTGAATCCGGCTGTTTGGACTCTTTGCTTCACGACCTTAGGGCCGTGGTTGCTTCCATAGTTGGACCGTTACGTCACAGAGACCTATTGCAGGTTTCCAGTGGTTTCCGTAACGGGCCTGGTGCAACATTCGGAATGGCTGGGACGGGATCGTGCCCCTCTGATAAATTCAGAGACACGCCGACTCTGACCTACTCCCTGATACCATTCGCCAGATCAATACTAGGCGATCGTCTAATGGACGCACATGCGTACTTAGACGTGGTACAAGGAAATAGGTTTACTACTGTTCCCAAGACTGCTCTTACCGATCGCGGTATTTGCATCGAACCCTCAGTTAATGTTTTCACACAACTGGGGATCGGTGCTCTGATCCGCAAACGACTCCATTCACATCACATTGATCTTAATGATCAAAGAGTGAATCAATCGTTCGCTGAACGCGCCCAAAAGGCGGGTTATGCGACTATCGATCTCTCTCTGGCAAGCGACTCCATGTCGCTATTGCTTGTGAGTCGGCTATTCAGCCGTGAATGGTTTGAGCTCTTGAACCTGTCCCGTTCTCCAAACACGCTACTTCCCGACGGTACTATTGTACCTTTGGAAAAGTTCTCGTCTATGGGGAATGGTTACACTTTCGAGCTTGAGTCTCTCATCTTCGCTGCAGTCTGCAAATATGCGGGCTGTAACTTAGGGATTGACTCATCGGTGTACGGTGACGATTTAATCGTCCCGTGCCACCTGGCCGATCGTGTAATAAGGACCTTGGCCTTAATAGGCTTCAAGGTGAACAGTTCAAAGACCTTCTTGGCAGGAAGGTTCTTTGAGTCCTGCGGTACTGACTGGTTCGATTCCGTTCCAGTTAGACCGTTTTTCCTTCGTAAGCAACCAAGTAATAAGATTCCTTACGCTGTCTACGTATGTAACCGTTTACGGCTATATGCAAAACAGCGCGGGATCATTGGTTGCGACTCCAGGTTTCGGACACTATGGCGAAAATATTACGCTATGGTGCCAAAAGCCTGGCGACACCCGGTCCCCGAAGAATTCGGAGATACGGGTGTCATCGTCTCAGATCTAGAACATAAAAACTCTAGACCTGCGTTTGGCGAAGAAGGTTTTTATGTCCATTCTGTCATCATGAGGCCCCGAAAGAGGCGGAACGATGATTATGGACTCCTTCTCCACCATTTACACTCATTGTCGCTTCGTGCGACGGGCCTCCGGCCCATGAGTGCTGACGGAGGAAAGGGCTCCCTTGATAACTACGAAATTATCCGTGGTTATCTCGGAAAGCCTAGGACAGTGCGCAGTATCTC